CTAAGGTCGATGTGAGCGATGGGGAGCGTATGCGCGCTGATAGCGTGTCAGCGTCCCTGACAAGCCGCTTTGTGGTGCGTTCGTCTGATTTTAGTCGTGACCTGACCCCGAAGGACCGGATCGTCTACAAGGGCCATGTTTTTGCGGTCTACGGAATTAAGGAATTGGGCCGAAACGATTGGTTGGAATTAACCGCAGGTTCGGAGGTCGACCAATGACCACGGTTACTATCACCGCGTGGGCATTTTCCTCGTTCTTTGCAATTCTGGCAGCTTATCATTTTGGACGTGCATGCGGGTCTGATCGCGTGGCCTCACGAGGTTCCGTCTGCCCCGCCGCGTCTACGCCTAAGTCCCCGCCGCCGCCTAAGCCAAAGAAATGAAGGGGCGATCTAATGACCACGGTTAAAACCACCGGATTTGCCGAACTCGAAAAGGCGCTTGACCAGCTGACCAAATCGGCGGGCAAGGGCGTTCTGAAAAGGTCGCTTAAAAAAGCGGCAACACCTATCGCAGACGCGGCCAACGCAATGGCACCCACGGGCCCAACTGGCGATTACGCCAAGTCGTTCAGCTACAGCACGAAGTTGAACAAGCGGCAGTCGGGTTTGCATCGCAAGATGTTCAAGAATGACCGGGCGGCGGTTGAGGGCTTTGTCGGCACTAACGATCCGGCGGGCGTTCAGCAGGAGTTCGGGAATATCCATCACGGACCACAGCCCGCTTTGCGGCCCGCGTTCGATCAAGAAGGCAAGCCAACCCTCGATCGACTGGGCAAGGAACTCTGGACCGAACTTGAGAAGTCCGTAAAGCGGGCAAACGCCAAGGCAGCACGGCAGGCGAAAGGATAAACCCACATGGAAGAGAGCATCCGCGCGCTCCTGCTGGCATCCAGCGGGGTTTCAAGTCTTGTCGGAACCCGCGTCAACTTCGGAACGCACCCGCAAGGCCAGCCACTACCCGCGATTGTGCTGAACACGATCAGCGATGCGGAAGACTATCATATGAACGGGTCCGGTGGGCTGTTCGAGGGGCGCATACAAGCGGACGTGTACGCTCCCACCTATGGGGCCGCTAAATTGGCTTCACGCGCTGTAAGGAAGGCGCTGCACTTCTACCGTGGCGGGGGTTTCTTTTTGATAACGCAAATATCAGCAAGAGACAGTCGTGAAGGTGGGTCAAACGAAGCTGAACGCCCCTACCGCGTCAGCATGGATTTCAAAACATCATGGAGGCCTGAATAATGGCACAAAAAGCATTCGCTGGCGATATCGCCTATGACTGGGAACTTTGGATCGGGCGCGAGTTAACACCCGGTGCGGGAGGCCATACGTTCACACAGATTTTCGGGTTTGAAGGCCTGCCGTTTCCGGAGCAAGTTCCAGAGGACGTCGATGTAACACATCTTCAGTCACCGGGTCGCACCCGCGAAACCATTCCCGGCCTGTTGCCTGTTGCCGACTGGTCGCAGGAAAAGCAGCTTTGGGCAGACGATCCGGGCGATATCATCCTTGATGAACTGGCCGCGCTTACTGCGGTTGGAAACAAAGAGGACGTGTTGTTCGAGTTCAACATTGATCCTGACGGCACTTCGCTACGTCGCACCTATCGCGGCTATGTAAACAGCTACACCCCAACGGGTACGGTTGGTGATAAGGAGATGGCTAGTTTCTCGGCTAAAATCCTTGATCGGCAGGCACTTGATGCGCGGGTGATCGTTTAATGTCAGACATTACTGGAACCATTCATGAGGTATATGACGGCAAGTCGTATGACCTTCGCCTGACGATGCGCGGGATTGCCACGCTGCAAAGCGAATATGGAAACAACGTGGCGGGCCTTCTCGACGGGTCTGCGGGCGACTTGCCTGACTTTAACGCGCTGTTGTCGCTGGTGTCTATTGCCATTCAGAAGGGGAGCGGCATGGAACCCGTCGCGGCTGACGACTTGGCCGATGACCTGCTGACGAAAGACCCCGAAATTGTGAGTCGGATTATCAGCGCAGCGTTCCCGGATCAAAAGGAGCAGAAATCGGGAAACGTCAAGAAGCCGAGGAAGAAGGCGGCTTAGACCTCACGGACCTTCTCATAAACTATATCGCGGCGGGTTTCGATCCGGCGCGGTTTTGGGGCATAACCCCACGGCTTTACGTTCTTGAATTAAAGGGCGCGGTAAAGCGTACCGAACAGCGCAGGACCGAGATTTGGTTCACGGCGATGTTGCCCAACTTGAAAGAGCCTATCGGGCTTTATGAGTTCGTTCACGGTGAGAAAGACAGACGGGCCGACATCGTTAAATTCGTTGGTGCATGGGATAAGATCGACCGTGCTTTGGCGGCGAATAAAAACAAGTCGGGGCGGTGATGTTGCCCAACTATTCGCCGCGCGTCACGTTCTGAACATCAAACACAGTTGCGAATATGCGACCGTCAGAGAAATTCAATTCCGCAAGGATGTCTGCGGTGCATCGCGCGTCATAATCGTCCACGTCGCATCCTTCTAACGATGCAAGCTGGTCGCGGGGTAGTGCGGCTTGCGCACTAATGCTGTGAGACATCCCGTCCATTAACAAACGTAAGTAATCCCCCCTCGAATAACCGATGTCGGCCCGCATTCTGACTTCGGTTCCGTCTAGGCTGGCAAGGAGTTCGCTAAACTGCGGGCGTTCTTCGGCATGGGCGGCGGTTGCTGCGATCAATAGCGCGGCGATTAAAACGGTTTTCATAAAACACTCCATTGGTTCGTCTCAACATGGGGCGGATTGGCGGGTCTGACAAGGAATTTTGCACATGGCATCATCAGTCATCGGCGCTTTGCGTGTAAATCTTGGCCTTGATTCAGCGAAGTTCAGCAAAGGCTTATCCGGCGCACAGAAAAGCCTGAATGCGGCGCGCAAGCAATTCTTGCGCGTTGCGACGGTCGCGGCGGCGGTGGGCGGTGCGCTGACTACGCTTACCGTTGCCACGTCCAAGACTGCGGCAGAGATAGACCGATTTTCGAAGGTAGCAAATGCGTCGGTTGGCGAATTCCAAAAATGGTCTGCGGGCGCTAAGACGGTAGGAGTTGAGCAGGAAAAGCTTGCCGATATTCTCAAAGATGTAAACGACCGCGTTGGTGACTTCCTGACCACTGGCGGCGGTCCGATGGCAGACTTCTTTGAGAAGGTTGCGCCGAAAATCGGCCTAACCGCTGACGCTTTCCGCGACCTGTCCGGGCCACAGGCTTTGCAGCTTTACGTTTCGTCGCTTGAAAAGGCGGGCCTAAGCCAGCAAGAAATGACGTTCTATCTTGAAGCAATGGCTTCGGATGCGACGTTGCTTATTCCGTTGCTTCGTGATGGCGGCACGGAAATGGCACGGCTTGGCGAGAACGCGAGAAGCCTTGGCGGCGTTATGAGCGACAAGACGGTTGCGTCATTGAACTCATTTAAGCTGGCGCTTGGCGACACCGGAACGGCCATTCAAGGCATCGGGTATCGGATTAGTGGCGAGTTGGCCCCGGCGCTGACTGCACTTGCAATCGGGTTCAACGACTCGATGCGCGAGGGTGGTTCGCTGCGAATTATGATCGACGGGTTGATTGCGAATATTGACGGGTTGATTGCGAATATTGACGTACTGACCGCAACTATGGGGGCGGCAGTCGTCGGGTTCGGCGTCAGGTATGTAAAAGCGTTTGCAATGGCGCGCGGGGCGACGGGGCTGCTCACTGGGTCTCTGATTGTCCTTCGATCGGTGTTAATGGCAACCTTCATCGGCGCAGTCTTCGTGGCTATTGGCTACCTCATAGCCCTGTTCAAAGATTTGGTGGTCGCCACTGGCGGCATTGGCGATGCGTTCGCGCTGCTCGGCACCCTTTCTGCCGAAGTTTGGGAGCGGATAGGCTTCACGGTTAAGGCGTTTCAGAACCGCTTCTCAGGTGTGATGCTTAACGTCCGCGCAGCTGCACTAGACGCTTGGCAAAATATTCTGGACAGGGCGTTTGCAATGGCTAACAGCCTTGCCGGAATTGCTGTGGGCGCGAAAGATGCATTCATCGCGGCGTTTAACGTCCTGCCGGAAGCACTTGGCAGCTTGATGTTTCAGGCGGCTGATAAGGTCGTCCAAGGCGTTGAGGAGATGATTAACAAATCGTTGCGGCACATCAACAATCTGATTGGCGCAGTCAAAATGCTAAGTGCATTGCCCGGCTTCGGTGCGGCTCGAGGTTTGAGCCAAATCGACCCTTTGGACTTCGGCGGGGTGGGTAATCCATTTGCGGGCGCTCCCGGCGTGGGTTCTTCTGTTCAGGATGCTTTCAGCAACGCGGCATTGGGAACGTACGTTGGCGCAGCGCCACAAAATGCTGGTCAGCTTGCCGAAAGCCTTCGAGGGGCCGCCGGAAGCAGGGAGAACACCGCAAACGTTTGGGGCGACCTAGCAACGTCCTCCCTCACGTCATTGCAGGCTTTGCGCGATACGATAGCCGAAACTGGTGACGAAACAGAAACAACCATTGAGGAAGTGGACCGCATGATTGCGGCACTCAATGATGTAGAAACCGCAGCAGGAGGCGGCGGAGGAGGTTCAGGCGGCAAAGGATCAGGCGGTAGCGGCGGCGCAACAGGCGCAATCGCGGGCCTCAACGAAGAAATCGCAAACACCGACATTGAAAACAGCGGTTGGGGCGCGTTCAT